CTTTAAATGAGCGTGTATACTATGTGAAGGGACCGACTGGATTGGTAGAGTGCCCAAAAGGAAAGGCTGTATCATGGATTCGTATGAACCATATCTCCAAGCAGCTGTCTGGATTCATTCTGGACAGTGACCCGGGAGTGCAAGAGTTGACCAGTCAACAGTTTGTTGACCAGTGTCCTGCACATAAGAGGGTTATGTACTCACGCGCTGCTGAAGAGTATGAAACACGTGGTATAGCTCGCAGGGATTGTAAGTTAAACAGTTTTGTCAAATTCGAGAAGGTGGAATTTCGCTCGAAAGGGCCTAAAACTGATCCCTGCCCTAGGGTAATTCAACCCCGGTCACCTGTATTTAATGTAGCTTTGGGAAGGTACACGCGCCGCATTGAGGAATCAATGTATAAAGCGATTGCGGCGTCGTGGAAGGCGGACCAGGATGAACTGGTTGTCATGAAGGGAATGACGATTGATCAAGTTGGTGAACAGCTTCGGCACAAGTGGGACAAGTACAAGCGTCCTGTTGCTGTCGGGTTGGATGCTAGTAGGTTCGATCAGCACGTTAGCGTTAATGCTCTCAGGTTTGAGCATTCTGTCTATAACTCTGTGTTCCGGTCAAGGGAGCTGCGGTATTTGCTTAAACAGCAATTGCGAAACCGCGGCTCAGCATTTGTTGACGGATATAGAGTAGACTACGTAGTCGATGGGACGCGTAGTAGTGGAGACATGAATACTTCCTTGGGAAATTGCATGATCATGAGTAGTTTGGTTCTGTTGTATGTGAAGGAGAAGGGTATTAAGGCCTCCTTAGCCAACAATGGAGACGACTGTCTTGTGTTTATGGAAGCGGACGATTTGCAGAAGTTTTCTCATGGGCTGGATGAATGGTTTTTAGACTTTGGTTTTGAAATGGAGGTTGAGAAGCCCTGCTTCATATTTGAGGAGTGTGAGTTTTGTCAGATGCACCCGGTGTGGTCTGACGGGTGGGTCATGGTTCGTAATCCCATGGCCGCCATCTCCAAGGACTCGATGATGTTAGGGTTCCCCGCCAGTCAATACCCCAAATGGATTGGAGCTGTTGGTACTGCTGGTGTGTCGCTTTATGGTGACATGCCAATATATAACAATATGTACACACGGTTTAAAGAATTTGGGGAAGAGTCAAAAATCAGGAACCAGGCCTGTATGGAAACAGGATTTTTCCGGATGACCCGCAGGAATAGACCCCCTCTGGTCTCTGATGCCACTCGCGATAGTTTTTCAAAAGCGTTTGGAATCAGTCCTGCCACCATTAGTGCTTTGGAGGAAGAGATGGATAAACTTGTGTGCCGGGTGGGGCCTGGCCGGTTTGTTCCTTCACCCTTTCTCTTTAGCGACCGCTAAGATTGTTTAATCAGAGAAAAAGTTAAGTTAGATACAGATTGTATTTGTTTATTGTATTGTACATATTGTAGTTAATAATGGTACAGGATAAGAAAGGAGTTAAGATGGTTAAAACCAGGAGTAAGAAAAATAAAAATAAGATGGCTGGGACGAATGCTAGCACTAAGTCGCGGGTGTCTGGGGAAACCGTTGCAGTTACCAACCGCAGCGGGCCCCGTCAACCCAAAACCACCATGACCAATGGGGCTACTGTGGTAACACACACAGAGACTTTTGGCACCAACGTTGTTGGCTCCAGTGCATTCAGTTTGACTGACACTTGGGCCATTCAGCCTGGCATCTCTACGTATAGCAGGGGTGAGCCCATGGGGGTTTGGCTACCGCAAATTGCTCAAAATTTTGATCACTATGAGATTGAGTCGTTGCGGTTTAAGTTCCGTACTGCATGTTCCACGCTAACTCCAGGTTTGGGCATTTTTGCATATGAGCCCAATCCAGAAGCGTTTGCACCTAGCACCTATCAGGAGATGCGAAACATGTACTCGATTGACTCGTCCATACACAGTAATTTTGTGTTGGATGTGTCCAGTCGGTGCAAGGGTAGACGCTTAACGCGTCGGGGAAATGTTGTCAATTTGCCCACTTACGACATGGGTAAGGTGTACTTTGGCACCATTGGTGTCACTGATGGAGCTTTGTGTGGGTTCATCGACGTGGAATATAAGATCCGGTTGATTAACCCGCAGTCAGCAAATAGTTTGGTTGCATCTGCAACTGTCCTATCAGTTGGCGCTGTTGCAAAACAGCGGTACACGGTTGACGCTTCCACCTTTGGTGTTGTCAATGCTGCTTCTGATTGCATGGGGTATGCTAGCACGATATTATCAGCTGCCACTAGTTCTGGCTGTCCACTGACTACAGTGGTCAGCCGTAGCGTTGCGGTCGCCACTCAAACTGTAGAGGGAGCAAATATTTTTGTAGCTCCGGGCGGTGGTAGCAACCGCGTTTTGCAGTTCACCCGTGCTGGCCGATACCGCATCACGTTTCAGCCCAGACTCGATTGGGAGGATCTGAAGATGTTTGCACTCGGTATATTCCGAGTGTTGTCAGATAACACACATGCCACCGGTGCGGTGCAGACGGTTTACACCGATTTGAATGGTGCCACAACCACTGCCCTGACAGCCCCAATTTATGCTCATCGGGGCTTCACTGGTACAGCTGTGGGTGATCCGAACCCTGGTACCGACATGTTCCCTGTCTTTGTGTGGGATGTGGATGCGCTAACTGATGCATACCAGTTTGTACTTAAGATTGGGGTGCTTAGTTACAACTCAGTTAGCACAACTACAGCCAACGTACAGGGACGGTCGGGTCTGGGTTTGACCAAGATAGACATTGATTATTTAGGGCCGTTGATTACGACAGCCTAGTCAGTGTCGCTTGGTTGCTTCGCCACTCCCTTCTTCCATAATAAACAGCCCACCTGGGCTCTCGGCCGTTACTTTAGCCGTGGTCCAGCCTCGGGGCTAAAGCCAGTATTTCTTGCCCATTTTGAGGTCTATTACAATCCATGAGGTTGTATGATCCGTACTAGGTGAGATGGCTAACTGCCGCTTCGGCGATGCCCATCCCATTAGGGGTGGATGACATAGACGGCGCGATAATATCAACCCGTTCCTACATAAACACTCTCCACCATAAAAGAAACCTCCAACGTGATACTTTGAGCAGTTGCCCGCTGCAGAAGGATCGCGCCATCACTGGGGACCTCATTGAACTCACTAACACCCAACGAGGCACTATGCTCTTGTACTTATTCCCCTGCGGCCGTGGTTGGCCGCTTTAACCAGCTTTGGTTGGGGTTTTTGGACATGGGCATTGTGTGCTACAGGGGCTACTTGGACTGGATCCAGCCCTAGTTGGATTATGTTAGTGACTACTTGTTGTGTCAGGCGTTGGATAGGACATATAAAAGATTATTTGTGGCCAGGTGGAGAGAAGGCCAATTAGGACATTAGGTCATTTTAGATTAGGATAGGCTAGTTGTTAATAAATTGATAATAAGGTGTTTTAGGGAGGTCTGGCAGAGACCGGCAGTGAGTAGCCAAGCTGAGCGAC